TCTCATCCTGGATCTTTTGCAGGGAGGCAGAAAATGAGCTATCATCGATATTTATCCTCAAATCCTGTAGCTTTTTCCATTCGTCCGATAGCGGCTTCGTCTTTGCCTGCATCTCATCGATCTTCGCGATATAGGCCGCACCGCTTTCGTCGAGGTATCTCATGCGGTCCTGGACGTCCTGCACGAAAAGATCTAACGCAGACGGGCCAGACTTACCGCCCCCTGACTTTTTAGCGCTTCCGCTGCTTTGTGAAGTGCCTTTTATGCGCCCCTTCGGACCATTGCCGCCCCCGCTATTTATCGCGTCCCGTATCGCTTTGGACTGCGTTTGGAGCTCGTGCAGTTTCTCCGCATCCGCCGCAATGGAGGCCGCTATCTCCTCGCGGACCGACATTAGTTTTTCTTGCTCCTGCAAGCCCTTTTCACGTGTCGAGGGATTCATCATCCAACTTTGGTCGGAGTTGAGTTTTGCTAACGCCGCCGTAGTTTGCGCGAAAACTTGACGCATCTCGACCATTTTAGAGGATAGGGCGATTATCTGCCCCTGCGCGTTTAGTGTGTTTATATTTGCGAACCCTCTTTGGAGATCGTCGACCGCAGTCCTGGCGTCATCGGCCTCAGTCCGCATGGCCGTTGACTTTTCGATGTATTCGCCGACTTTCACGCCCGCGTAAACAATAGCCGCTGCAAGCCCCACAGGCCCCGCCATCGACGTTGCCAAAAGTTTTATAGTCCCCCCTAAAGTCACCGCCGCTTTTATCATGGATCCAAAGGCAACTATAAGTGGGCCTGTAGCAACGACTGCCGCCGTAATTGCTATCGTGGTATCGCTCAACCCAAGGGAAAATCCGCTAAATGCTTCCGATATCTTAGGTAGGTATTCCTCTGCGATCTCGACCAAACGCCGCCCCAGGGGCTCGAAGATCATAGCGGTCTGATTCCCTAAAGTGCTAAAACGCTCGCCTAGCGTCATCGTTTCCCTGGATGTATCCGCTATATCGTTCTTTGCGTTTTGGATCTGCTTGATCAGGTCCTCGACCTCGAATTTGCCCTCGCGTATTGCTACAGCTATATCGACGCCAGCGCGCGCTCCAAATACATCCTTCCCGATATCGACCGCCGCGCCCATCGTGGCAGCCTCTTTTATGGACGCTATTATTATACGCAGCCCCTCCGATGTATCCTTTATGCCCTCTTTATTTAGTGCTATCAAAGCTTTAGAGAGAGATCTGAGCGCTTGCTGCGAGTTGATCCCGGCCTTGTCGAGGCCAGAAACTAGTGCGATGGATTCATCCAGCCCTAGACCAAGCTCCCGCAAGGCCCCGCCTGCAACTGTAACGCCTTGCGCGATCGCGTCTAATCCAAGCCCGGTCGCCTGCGATGCAACAAATAGCTTATTCATCACAGACACGCCCTGCCCGGCGTTCATGTTCCAGTTATTTAGGAGTTTTCCTAAGCTCGATATCGTTCCGCCCAGGTCCGTTTCCATCATGCGCGATGCGTCTAGAACGGTCGTTGCCAGTTTTTGCAAGGTCTCGCCGGTGGCACCCGTCATCGTATTAAGGTCAGCTATCGCTTTGGCGCTTTCGTTGAAACTTTGGGGGCCGGAAGTTGCTATTGCGCGAAAATCGTCCTGCAGACCTTTCAAGGCCGCGCCAGATGCGCCCGTGCCTATCTTTATCGTTCTAAACGCTTTCTCGATCTTCGTCCCCACACCTAACGCGGTTGTCCCAAGAGCTAGCAAGGGGGCGGTCAGCATCGTTATATCTTTTCCAAGATCTACCGCGTTCTTGCCTAGCTTTTTAAGGTCTTTGCTTATGCTCTTTATTTTCTTCTCAAAGGCGCTAGTATCAGCGCCGATGAAGATATTTAGCTTGCCCGCAAATGCAGCCAATCAGGCCCCCTCCTTTCTTTTACGCCGCGCTTCTTTCCATTCCTCGATCATCTGTTTTTTGCTTAATATTCGTCCGTGTTTCCACACGCCCGCGATATCTTGCGCCGTCACCCTGCGCTTGGTCCACATGTTCATCATGGCCGCCGTATGGACGGCCTGCTCGCTTCGATTTAGCCAACGCCTGTATTTATCAGCTATTATCATATCGGCCAACTCGCCGTTTGTGATATACCAAAGGTCCTCACGCCGCAAGGCAAGAGGGCCAAGCGCATACAGGAAAAGCTCCTCCCTAGCCCGTATACGCTCAGCCCTCGTTATTACTCGTTTTTTTCCCCGTCCCCGCTTTCGTCCTCTAAAAGGATATAGCGCCGGAAACTATCCAAAAGCTCTGGCAAGCATTCCATAGCAACGGCTCGTAAGGATGCCCTAGCTTCGTCGCATATAATGCCAACCATCTCTGGCGTCATGTTGCGCCTAGTTGCAAGCATCCCCGCCCACACGATAGCACGCAGGTCCGAAAACTTCAGCCGCGTCCCCTTTTCGAGACGCTGGATGATCCCGATGATCGAATCGTCCACAGCGTCCTCCAGGGCACATATCGCGTTCTGGCCGTACTGTATCTCGTATGTTTGCCCGCCTATGTTTATAGCTCTCATGCGGATACGGTCCCCTTCGTGATCGGGCCGGTCCCCTGTGCACTCACGGAGATCTGGATAGCATCCTCAGTTGCGGCCAATACGTCCCACTGCGTAACATAGGCCGAAAGCGTATATTCAGGGGCCCCGGCCGTACTGCCGGCGGGGCGGATGTGGAATTTCAGCTCGGTCCCCTCCCACTGCGCGGTCTCGATCGCAGTATCTGCTGCACTGTTCGCCGTATCGTAAAGGAGCGTAAAACTCATCGTAGCCTCGATCTGGCCCGCCAGGTACTCTTTCCACTCCGTGGAGATCGTGCTGACATCAATGGTATTACGGGCCGTGGTCATCGTCCAATCCCTGCACGCCATAAGCTGAGTAGGAGTGCTGGAAATCTCCACCATTACGACGCTATTCTTGGAAGCCAGCTTAGCCATTGCAATCACTCCATTCTGTCAATGTAAGTCCTGAAAACCAGAACGCCGTGCATCCAGTCCCCATCCCTGAGTATCTGGAAGCTCTCGAAAAAATAATCATGCCCGGCGCTATCCATAGCCGCCTCCACCGCTTGCTCGATGTCGATCAATTGTGCCCGGCCGCGATAGCTGCTCCAGATATGGAGCCGTATCTCGACGCGCCGCTCTTCATCGCTCATCACGCGCCCCTCGGTGTCGAATCCATCCCCAATCACGATATAGGGACCTGGCGTCTCCTCATCGGGCATGTAGTCGAAAACCCGCTCCCCGCCTAATATCTCGACCAACTGCGTATTGTTTACCAGGCGGCTATAAACGTCCTCATAGAGCTCTTTCAGCCTCACGGCACGCCTCCTCCATCGCGTTCCTAATCTTTCCAAACACATCTGGGGCCTTAGCCGCTAAAGCCGGCGCTAGGAAGGGCTGCGCGGCCATCTTCCTTGTCCCGTATTCCACAGCGAAAGCGTAATACTCCTTGGAGCCCGCCGCTTGTTTCGCCGTCTTATTTTTCCGCGTCCCCGCGTTCTTTGGGTAATCGGCCTCCACCCTTACTCCAAGCCGTTTCCCCTTGCCGCCGTTGACTTTGCCCGCCTTTATGGATGCTTTTAAGCGGCCCACTCCAACGCCTGGCCTAGGCCCCCTCGTACCGACTGGGGCGCGTGAACGCGCATCGGCGGCTATTATTTCGGCCCCTTCCTTCATCGCCTCTTTTATCTTGTTTTCGAGCGTTTCAGAATGAAAATCTTTTAGCGCATTTATCACGGCCTGCTGCCCTAAGAGCTCAGCCATTGCAAGCGTTGCCATTATCTCACCTCCGTCACGCAGTCGAAGATGAGCCAATTGGCAACTTGTCGCGTCGTCCGGACTGTTAGCCGCTCGCCGCGCCAGACGGCTATATCGCCCTGTTGCACTTTCACGGCCCCGGCCCTGATTATAACCTCATGCGTCCGAAGATCGCGCATCTGATCGGCGATGATGTTATCCCTTGCCTGCGTTATGTTTACCTGTGCATAGGCCGCCCCGATGAGCGTTTCTGTTTCCGTGTACCCGCCCATCAGGTCCTTGACCTTTTGGGAACGGTAGAACCCCACGCGCTCAGACAGGGCCCCCGCGCCTTTCGGAAACGCCACGGCTACCACCTCCCCTCAGGCCCATCAACCCCCTCAGATTTCTCAACATCAAAGTCAGTCGGTATCCACTAGCGCCGCCTCATGCTTTCCTCAAACATATCCCCCCAGCGCTTCATTTCATGCCAAACGTATATGGCAAACTCCACGAACCACCACAGGAACAGGATACCC